GCATCCGGCTGTTCGTCATCGACCCATGGAACGAGGTCGAACACGCACGTAAGGGCAGCGAGAGCATGACCGACTACATCGGCCGTTCGATCCGCTCGATCAAGCGCTTCGCCCAGCAGTACCAGGTCGCCGTGATCGTGATCGCGCACCCAACCAAGGACGTGGCGAAGGAAGGCAAGAACCGAGCGGTGAGCCTCTACGACATCGAGGGATCGGCGCACTGGTTCAACAAATGCGATCACGGCGTCGTCGTCGACCGGCCCAAACCGGAGGAGGACGAAGCCCTGATCAGAGTCGCCAAGGTGCGCTTCGAGGAAAGCGGTGAGCGCGGATCGGTGCGGCTCCGCTTCGATCGCGAATCCGCGCGCTTCGACGTGCTGATGCCCGAGCTGGACGAGGTGGCCGCATGAGCGGGGAAGCCAATGCCGCCGAGCTCGCCGAGATCGAGGCCAAGCTCGAGGAGCTCGCCGAGATCACCGAGCGCATCCTCGAGCTCACCCGCCGGATCAGCGACCTGGCGGTCAAGGTGCACGAGGCGCTAGTTGGCCCGGTCGAGGCGCCCGCAGGCGACACAGGTTGACCGTGAGCAAAAGCGAGACGGATCGGATCGTTGAGGCAATGATGCCGGAAGTGATCAGGCGCATGCGCGAGGCGCTGACCAGCACCTTCGACGCTGCCTATGCACAGGGGCTGGCTGATGGTGCGACGGTTGCCGATCGGCACGACCGCAAGGACATTGCGGACGAGATCCGCCAGAAGATCGAGCGATGAGCGGTACCTACGACCACCAATGGGACCGTCTCGCCAAGCGCCATCTCCGCATTCGTCCGGTCTGCGCCGTGACCGGATGCGGCAAGCCGGCCAAGCACGTCGACCACGTCGTGCCGGTGGCGGTGGCACCACACCGACGCCTCGACCCGACCAACCTCCAAGGTCTATGCCATGCCTGTCATAACCGGCTCACCGCCGCCTACGACAAGGGCTCGATCGCCGGCGTCTGCGATGTCGACGGCCTGCCACTCGATCCGAACCATCCCTGGCGTCAGCCTGACAACGCCGCCGCCATCGCGGTCACCAACGCCAAGCCGCGGACCGACCCCATACTCGCGGCCCAGCTCAAGCGCGATGCCGCTCGCCAGGCGGGGAGGGGGGGGATATTCCGCCCAAAAACGTGCGCGCCAGGGATCGGCGCGGGAGTTGGCAATTTTCGCAATGTCAGGCGGAAAGTCGGCGTGAGAGCGAGGTTTTAGAGCCATGGCGCGTAGGGTGAAGGCCTCGAGCACCGAAGGCGCGGCGCTGGCGTTTCAGAACGTCCTGGCCGACCCATTGCCGCCGCCGTGGCCGCTTTCGGAGCGCCAGAGGCCGATCTGGGATGAGATCCTGTTGAGGCGCAGTCGCGACGAGTGGCAGGCGGTTGACCTCCGGTTCGCATGGGAGTTGGCCGACGTGATCGGGCAGTTACACGAGGAGGAGAGGCGTCTTTCGGAGGAGGGGCTGATCCTTGTGTCGAAGGCTGGTCCGCGCGCCAATCCGCGAGCGTCGATCGTCCTGCGGCTGAGCCGACGGGCCATGTGGCTCGGCGTCTATCTCCGCATCCATCCCGCCTCGGACGCCGGGCACCCGCACCTGGTCGGCGGCATGCGCAAGACCGAGAAGGAGGCGAGGACTGCGGTCGCGATGCCGCCGCCGGCGGCGAGGCGGTCAACGGTCGAGGTCAGACGGCAGGCGCAATTGCTGCCGCAATGAGCGATGCTGCAACGCCTCCCAAAGACACGTTCCTGGCGCAAGATCGCACCTGAGAAGTGGACGGCTGGCGATCTGGTCTGCGGCTTCATCGAAACCTATTGCCTGGTGCCTGAGGGCAAGCTGGTCGGCAAGCCGATGCGGCTCGAGGCGTTCCAGCGGAAGTTCATCTACGACGTCTTCGACAATCCCTACGGCACGCGCCGGGCGATCCTGTCGATGGCGAGAAAGAACGGAAAAACGGCTCTGATCGCGGCGCTGCTCCTGTGCTTCGTTGCCGGGCCGCTGTCGGTGAGGAACGCGCAGATCGTGTCGGGCGCGATGAGCAAGGACCAGGCGGCGATCATCTTCTCGCTGGCCGCCAAGATGGTCCGGATGTCACCCGAGCTGTCGCGGCTGATCCGGATCATCCCCTCGCCGAAGCGGCTGGTCGGGCTCGTCCGCAACGTCGAGTATCAGGCGGTGTCGGCCGAGGCGAAGACGGCGCACGGCAAGTCGCCGCTGGTCGCGATCCTCGACGAGCTCGGCCAGGTCGAGGGACCGACGTCGCCGTTCGTCGAGGCAATCGTCACCTCGCAAGGCGCTTACGAGGCGCCGCTGCTCATCGCCATCTCGACACAGGCGCCGACCGACGCCGACCTGCTATCGATCTGGATCGACGACGCGCTCCGCGGCGAAGATCATCACACGGTCTGCCACCTCCACGCCGCGCCGGTCGACTGCGCGCTCGACGACGAGGGCGCCTGGGCGGCGGCCAATCCCGGCCTCGGCTCGATCCGGTCTCGGAAGGATCTCGCCCAGCAGATCGACCAGGCGAGCCGACTTCCCGCCTACGAGAATTCGGTCCGCAACCTCCTCCTCAATCAGCGCGTCCAGCGCATGGCGCCGTTCCTGTCGCCGGCGGTGTGGAAGCTCGGCGAGCAGCCGGTGAACGTCGAGCTGTTCCGGCCAGGCCGCCGGATCTGCGGCGGGCTCGACCTTTCCAAGCGCACCGACCTCTCGGCGCTGGTGCTGGCCGCCGAGGACGACGACAGCCGGGTGCATCTGTTGCCGACGGTGTGGACGCCGGCGGACACGCTCCTCGCCCGCGGTCAGCGCGACCGCGCGCCCTATGGGGCCTGGGCCAAGGAGGGCTTCTTCACGACGGTGCCCGGCAAGGTGCTCGACTACGACTTCCTTGCGGTCAGGACGGGCGAGCTCGCCGGGGCAATGGACATCGAGCGGATCGCCTACGACCGCTGGAACATCGACGTCTTCAAGCAGGCGCTCGCCCGGGAAGGGGTGATCGTCGAAATGATGCCCTTTGGTCAGGGATTCCGCGACATGAGCCCGGCGCTCGCCATCTTCGAGGAGCTCGCCATCGCCGGCCGCCTGGTCCACGGCGGCCATCCGATCATGCGCTGGTGCATCTCGAACGCGGTCGTCGAGCGCGACGCGGCCGATAATCGCAAGCTCACCAAGGCCAAGTCATTCGGCCGCATCGACGTTGCGGTGGCGGCGCTCATGGCGGTCGCCGCTCTCAAGCTGCAGACCGAAACTCCACTAGATATTGCGGCGATCGTCGCCTGAACCACTGCATATTGATTTTTTGCGACTGTGGACATATCGTGCCGCCAGCAATCCGGCAACGGTGGGGCAGCCTGCCCGTAAATCCGGCCGAGCGACCTCGGCGCGCTGGATGGGCGATCAATCTGACACCTCGACGCGGAACCGCCCCGGCAAGGCCGAGCGCGGCGCCGACCCTCCCGACCGCAAGGACGAGACGGATCGCCGCTGATGCACGAGGTGATCTACCGCGCCGCCACCCAGTCGGCCGACGACCCGGCCGAGTATGTGCTGTCAGACGAGAGCGTCGACCGCATGGGCGACGTGATCATGGCCTCGGGCTGGGAGCTCTCCGACTTCCGCAAAAACCCGATCGCGCTGTTCAATCACGACAAGGACGCCGTGATCGGCCGCTGGACCAATGTCCGCATCGACGGCGACCGCCTGCTTGGTCGCCTGGTGCTCGCCGCTGCCGGCACCAGCCGCCTGGTCGACGAGGTCCGCGCGCTGTTTGAGCAGAAGATGCTCCGCGCCGTTTCGGTCGGATTTCGCGTGCTCAAATCCGAGCCGCTGACCGAGGACGCCGACAAGTATTTCGGACCGTTCCGTTTCCTCAAGCAGCAATTGCTGGAGGCGTCGATGGTCGCGGTCCCCGCCAATCCGAACGCGCTTCAGGTGAGCCGTTCCTATCCACTCACCGCCGACGCCCAGCGTCAGCTTTTCGGCCCGAGCGCATCAGAAAAGCTCACACGCCCGTCGGCGCTTTCCCGCGTGACCGCATCGACAACCTCCCGAGGACGCAGTCCCATGTCGACCCTCTCCCGCCGCATCGAAGCGGTGCAGAAAGAACTGAACGCCTACCGCGACCGGCTCGACGAGCTGTCCAAGATCGACGACCCGAGCGAAGACGACATCCACGAGATCGACGAGCTCACCAGCAAGCAGATCCCCGAGACGAAGTCGGCTCTCGAGCGCCTCGAGCGCATGGAGAAGACGCTCGGCTTCTCAGCGGCCGACCAGGGCGACGCCGATCAGGCCACCGACAAGTCGGTCGCCATCATTCCGCCTGGCAAGGACCGCCCGTTCGCCTTGGCGAAGAAGAAGCTCGAGCCTGGCGACTTGATGTTCCGCGCCGTCGCCGCGGGTGTCCGCGCGTTCGGACAACAGGTGCCGCTCGATCATGCTGCCCGCGAGATGTACGGCAACGACGAGGCGTTCAACGTCGTACTTCGCGCCGCCGTCAACCCGGCGATGACCACGGTCGCCGGCTGGGCGGCCGAGCTCGTCCAGACCGCCAATGCCGGATTCCTCGACCGCCTGGTCGCGGAGTCGATCTACGGGCCGCTGTCGGGCATGGGCGCCCGCTACGACCTTGGCCGCAACGGATCGCTCAAGATCCCGGTGCGGGCCTCGACGCCGCGGGCGGCCGGCGCCTGGGTAGGCGAGGGCGCGCCGAAGCCGGTCAAGCGGATCGGCCTCGGCCAGGTGACCTTGACGCCGCACAAGCTGGCGGTGATCACCACCTTCACCGAGGAGATCGCGATGTCCTCGATCCCGGCTATCGAGGGCCTGCTCAGGCAGGCGATGGCCGACGACACCGCGGAGGCGCTCGACGGCTTCCTGATCGACAACGTCGCGGCCTCGGCGACCCGCCCGGCGGGCCTGCTCAACGGCGTGGCGCCGATCACCGCGTCGGCGGCCGCGACCGCCACCGCGGCGATGGTGGCCGACCTCAAGGCGATCGTCGCGGCGATCATCGCTGCCGGCGGCGGCCGCGACATCGCCATCCTCCTCAATCCGGCGCAGGCGATGGGGATCGGCTTCGCCCAGACCACCACCGGCGACTTCGTCTTCGAGGGTGTCGACCAGGCGGGCCAGAAGTTCCGCGCCCGTTTCATCGTCAGCCGGACGGTGCCTGCCGGCACGGTGATCGGCGTCGATGCCGCCGACTTCGCCACCGCCACCGGCGACGCGCCGCGCTTCGCGGTGTCGAACGAGGCGACGCTCCACGAGGAGGACACCACGCCCCTGGCGCTCGGCACGGCCGGCTCGCCCAACGTCGTGGCGGCGCCGATGCGGTCGCTGTTCCAGACCGACTCCGTCGCGATCCGCCTGTCGCTGTTCGTCACCTGGACGATGCGGCGTACCGGCATGGTCCAGGTCATCCAGAGCGTGATCTGGTAGCGCGTGCTCGCTCACCCGTCTCGCCACCTCGGCGGGGCGGGTTCCGTTTGGATGGAGAGGATCGGGC